TTTAAAGAGCTATGCTACTAAGCTAGGAATAAATACCAAAGGAATGACTAAGGTAGCTTTATTAGATTGCCTAGCTGCTATGCCTGAGCAAGCGCACGAAGTAGAGGAGTTAACACCATTTACTGGAATAAAACAAGAACACCCATTGTTTGACGAGGTAAAACCTTACTTGCCTTATTTAAAAGCCTATAAAAAGTTAAATGCGATTAGTCCTAACCCTCAGGTAAACGAAGCAATAGCTACTTTGTTTTTAAAATATATTGAGCAAGACAAAAACGTAAGAATAAACTTAGGTTGCGGAATATGTAAGCAAAGGTATTATCAAAGAATGATTGCAGGGTATAACAGATTGGTGGAGGAGTATGGAGGAGAACGTATATAGCTATTGTTTAGAAGTGCATGAGGACGGACAGCTCTACATGGTTACAGAGTACATGAACGGTTATATAACTATATGGGCAGCGAATGCAACTATAGAAACAGAAGGAGAAGTATATTTTATTAACTTATATGAGGATTAAACGCAAACACTATAAAGCCTTACAGTATGCCTCTTTAATTCAAAGGTGGAAATATCTACCCAGTAATTTCATTTTTGAAGTGGTAAACAATAGCGAGGTAAACGAAGAAATGTTAAATAGAAATAGAATAGAGCAGAATGGTAAAAGAATATGAAGAAATGGACTGGAGCAAAGAATACACATATAGAGATAAAAAAATATACATTAGTCACGAGACTAAGAAGTATATTATCTGTTCTTTCAATGAGAATGGACAAGGAAAGTTTAAACTAGACAAGACTGCTTTCTATGGCTAGGCATATTATAATATTCTTCTCTGCTTTGTTCTTAGAGATAGGAAGTACAATGTATATAAATAGTGTTGCAGATAAAGCAATGATTAGTACAATGTTTTGGGCTTTCTTAGGGCCGTTTATAGCTTTACCTTTTGCAGGCTTTGTGGCAGATGCTAAAACATGGCTAGAAAGATTTTACTTAGCTTTATCTTCTTCTATAGGTTATACAGTAGGCGCATTGATTAGTATGTATTTTATTTTAAAGTAATGGAAAAGGAACTAACCCCAAAGGAACAGAAATTTGCAGAGCTATGTGTTACACTAGGTAATCAAACAGAAGCCTACAGACAGGCTTATAATCACAAAGGTAAGACAGATGACTGGATTAAAGTAGAAGCGTCTAAGTTAGCAAACCAACCTAACATAACCCTAACTATCAACAAACTAAAAGGAGAGCTGTCAGAAACTCATAAAATAGACAGAGCTTTTATCTTACAAGGTTACTTGCAAATCATAAGCGATGCAGACTATACCTTTCAACTAGGAGCAGACAATACGCTAACCAAAGAAGACAAGCAAGCCTTTTATAGGATAATGAACCAAACCAAGAACACCGATAAGATTAGAGCTTTAGAAGCTATTTCCAAAATGATGGGATTGAATGAACCCGAAGTGATAGAGCATAAGCATACTGTTAAAACTTATAAAACTAACTGGGGATAATTGGAGGAGGTAGACTTATATCGCCCACACCCTAAACAAAGGGAAATACACAAAGCCTTAGACACAGATATAAAGTATTGTATAGTTTCAATAGGTCGGCAGTTTGGGAAGTCTACACTAGGCGAGAATCAGTCTATAAAATGGGCTTTAGAAAATAGCCGATGGAAGATAGGGTGGGTATCTCCAATATACAAGCAAGCTAAGAAAGTTTTTAAGGATATAGAGAAAGCTGTAATAGGTTGTCCGTTTATTACCAACATCAATAAAGGAGATTTAATACTAGAATTTGACACAGGGAGCACAGTTCAGTTTTATAGTGCAGATGCTTACGATTCTATAAGAGGAGAAACCTTTGACGCCCTTATATGCGATGAGTTCGCTTTCTTTAAACCCGAAGCATGGAACGAAGTACTTAAAGCAACTGTATTGGTGCGAGGTAAAAAGGTACTTATCTTATCAACTCCAAAGGGTAAGAATCAATTTTATAATTTATTTAACCTAGCAGAGCATAATCAAAACTATATTTCATTTAGAGGTAGCTCATACGATAACCCTTTTATAGACCCCGAAGAAATAAGAGAAGCAGAAAGAAATCTACCCGACCATGTATTTAAACAGGAGTATCTAGCAGAGTTCTTAGACAATGGTAGCTCAGTATTCAGAAACATACAAGAGTGCGTTAAAAGCTCTAATAACACCTCTAGCCTTTATGCAGGGATTGACTTAGGGCGCTCGGACGATTATACAGTTTTAACTATTGTAGATTCAAACAATATAGAAGTCTATTCAGAAAGGTGGCGCCACATGGAATGGAGTACAATAATTAACAACATAGTAGAGCAACTAAATAAGTTTAGACCGAATACATTAGTAGAGTCTAACGGAGCGCAGGATGCTATTTTCGAGCAGATAAGAAACAAGGTAGCTTACAATAAAAATAGTATACAGCCATTCGTAACTACATCCAAATCTAAACAAAATATAGTAGAGGACTTAATAGTTAAATTCGAGAATAAGGACATAGGAATAATTGGACATGACTGGCAAGTAAACGAGCTAGAAGTATTTACATACGAATATAACCTAAAGACTAGAGCTATAAAGTACAGCGCTCCTGTAGGCTTACACGACGATTATGTAATGTCAAG